CGCCGAACAATCAACAGCGGATGAGAGCGACTCACCAGCCGCAATGATCGGTCCGTTCACTACTAGTAATTGTGAAGCCATGTTAACCTCGCAGCGGTGCGCCGAATACGTTCCAACCTAATAGCGCGAACAGGATGAAGTGAAGTAGCGCGCCGCCGCTCAAGACATAGGGACCAGCTAGGAAGCCTCCGAACACCGCGAGCGAGAACACAAACCAGATCAGCATCAAAATCCAGAATGCTAAGGCGCGACTCATTTTGGTTTCCTCCAGCTATCAAACATAGGCTCCAATGATCCAAGATATGATCAAGAAGACGATTATCACCACAAGAATGATAGCCGCTCTGCGGGTGCCGGTGTCCATCAGCCACGATCACTTCCGCCGCCACCACCACCACCAACGCTTGGCTTCGGAACCTTGACTGACTGTACGCTGGCGATACCTTGGTTCTCTCCGACTGGCTCGCCAGTAGCAGCGGCGGACTTCTGCTCGACACCACGACCAGATACTTGACGCGGATCGCTGTCGAAGACTAGGTTGAGTTCATCAGCAACCTTATTGTCCTGAGCTATCTCGTTGTAGACCTGGAGCGGATCGTAACCATTGCGGCGTATCTCTTCGCTCCGCGAGGAAAGCCCCATACGGACGGAGCGCCCAGCGGCGTCAATCTCAGTCGCCGGGTCGATCATCTCGCGGCGCGGTGGTGTCCAATCGAGCCGGAACGGTTCTGTAGACCCCGTCATGACTTCGATAGCGTCCTGCGTCCAGACAGCGAGCGGGTCCATAAACATCGGCATAAGCATATTCCAACGCCAGCTATCTATAGAGCGCTGGTACTCTATCCAACCCATGCGGCCGCTCGAATAGTTGACGCCAGTAAGATCACCGGTGAGCGCCTCGTATGTTATGTTCATACCAGCGGCTATCTCGCGCAGCGTGACCTTGGAGTAGTCACCAAAATCCGTGGTCGGAGGCGGGGTGGCGAAACTAATTGATTCGCCCTCCCGCAACCGCTCGATCATTCCAGGTTCAAACTGTTCTATCGGAAACCCAGTGGGAGACTGCGCTATGGTATCTGGACCAGTAGGTACGAAACCTTCGACCGTTGTTATGAAAGCCGCGAAGCAAGCCGCAATCTTTTGCCGCATTAATTGCGCATCAGTATAGTCCGCGAAGTCCCGCATCCTCATCATAACCGGAGCAAACCAGGAAACGCCCCGAACTTGACCGGGACGGTCTACGCGATAGATATGAGCGACGTTATCTGCCGGGACCCTAGTGCCACGGAATGTAGTTTGGCCTAGCCAGCCACCAGGATGACGATCAAATAAATAGTACGCGACCCGCTCACCGATCTTATTAAACTCAACACCTTGTACGACTAGATTACCATTAGCAAGTTCGCTATCTTGAAATGTGTCAAGATAATCTGGTTCAAGAATTTGTAGTTGAAAGGGTAAGTCAAATCTGTTCTGGATGCGCCTGGGGCGCTTCCTGATCAGAACCTCGCCTGACTCCACAATCGTCTGCATCGCCAGGTTCTGAATACCGTACAAATTCTGCCGGCGTTCAATATCTATTTCAGAGTTCTCAAAATGATCCTTGACAAGAGCAAATACTTCAGCTGTACGCTTATCAAGCGTAGACGTAACGCGCGGAACAATACCCGCGCCAACGACGTTATGAGCGAGGGTTGCCTTTGCCCTGGAGGCAAAGGCATTATTGCGGCACATATCGCGCGCAGCGTCCCGGAGCCGAAAGTTGCCAATGCGCGTCTCAAAGTTAGCGTCGGTCCCGATAGCGCGCCAGCCTTGTGTGCGGCGACTAAGTGTTGCCGCATCATAGAGCGCCTTAGTTTGATCAAGACGCGCCATACGTGTGCGCGCTTCCGCGCGCTTCGCGGCCTTGATCGGAGCGACGTAGCCTATCGTCCGATCAAGCCAATTCATCGCCAAGACTTCCAGGAATAACGATCATAGTATTCCTGAGCAGGAGCAATACCATCGCTATAGCCTGCGACTGTAGTGCGACCCGGCGGAGGAGGAATTGCCCCCAACCGCGTAAGCTGCTGGAGGAGGTCATCACGCGCACGGAATAATTCTGCTAAGCTACGATAGGTAACAGACTTACCATCGTAGCTTACGGAACTAGTGCCGCTCGCAATAGCCTCATTGAGCGCGAGATACTGCGCGAGCAGCTGCGCTATAGGATCGACAGCGGGCGGCGCTGGTAGCGTTGTTCCGTTTGACATCGGTTATTACTGATGTTTAATGCTTGCCTTGCTTAGTCGCTGTAGCCTCTTTGGCCTTCTCTGCCTTCTCCTTCTGGCGCTCTGCGCGCGCCTCCTTGTCCGGGTCTTCGACCATGACGACGCGCGGCATCATAACATCTTGAAGCGACTCCACCATACGCGCCGCTTCGTCTGGCGTCATACGCTTTGTGCCGGCGTCTTGCGACGGTTTCGAGTTAGGCGGCAATTCGGTTCCGGCTTCAGCTGTTCCGGCCTGCGCCGCGCCGACCACCATAACAACTTCATCCTTCTCTGGCTTTTTACGGACCGCGTAAGGAAGGTTGTCGGAGCCAATCGTGATAACGACCAAGGACCCATCTTGAATCCCTTTCTGTACATCCTCATCGGAGACGTACTCCAACGGAAGCCGGAGATTGGTTCCGGATAGATCAAGCGGCGCTTCCGGAGCAGCCCAAACGCCGCCGCGCTTAGAAAGGATGCCGGTGCCGCCTTCCTTGCTCAGGATGCCGTCCACCGTATGTTCGTGCTCTTGCTCAGGCATTGGTCGCTCCTATCTTGGCTGTAACCACCCTCCGCGCTCACCGCGAAGCGATGTCTGTCTGCCGCCTAGCCATCCACGCCTCGTTTGAGGTTGATGAGGGTTGGTGCCTTCTGATTGCGGCGAAGTAGCGGGAGGAGGAGACGCTGGTGGCGCTGCCACCCGTTCTCCTCCTAACGGTATCTTCTGAACATTGAGTAGATGTCCAGCGGCTTCATTCATCGCCTCGCAATCGAGATAGTGATTGCGCTTTCCGACTTGAATCCAATCGGCGCGTCCGGACGGCGCGACCTGGCGGGTCTCACTTACTAATTGACGACAGTAATCCTCAGTAGCGTCTGCCGATAGCCAGAAGCCTCCGGGTTGATCCTCCGGCCACGCAAGGCGTTCGTGAAGACGTTGCTTCCAGAAATCAGTATCGAGCCGAACTAATTCAAGGTTCCATTCGGACTTCTGTCCCGGTAAAGTTACGTGAGTCTTGCCACGCATGATCGGTGCGCTTAGTGAGGCCCAGCCTTTTGCTGGTCTCACAAAGCGGCGGAAGCGGCGACAAAACTCATACGTGACATTGTCGGAACCGGAGTTAGGTTTATTAGGACGGAAGCCCGTATCAATTAACGCAAGCATAATGTGAAGATCACCATATGCTTGCGTTAGAGTTTCCGCGAGGTCATTCCATATCTCAGGTTGATCGGTGTAGCCCGCGAGTTCGCCCGACTCAATTTGCCAAGACGTAGCTCGCGCGCCCCAGCCTCTGATCGAATAGTAGAAGCCGTTGCCTTGAACGTCCACTGCGGCTGAGAGCCTGATGACTCCATCAGGCACTTCGCCATAACGGTGTGTCAGACGACGTTGTGCTACTCGATGCCAGTCCTTAAGGTCCGCGCCTCCCGGCGTATACAACTCGCCGAAGCCGGCATTCACGGCCGTCTGTACCATCGCCGGATCAGCCATCTCCACCGCTTGGAGATAGGACTTGACGCGGTCTCCGAAAGATACGAACGGGGAGGCGAGACCTGAAACCCAATAGGAGAGAGTGTCTGTGGTGGTCGGATCGCCTATGATCTGACCACCTTCGATGCGTTGCCCTGGCGCAACAAATAGACCGCTTGCGTTCATATATGACTTATGATCGTCGTCAATAATTCCGCCGCAGCCGGGACAGATGAGGTGGACCGTTTGGGCCGCCTCAATTGGTTGGAGAGCTTTGTCCCAATGCAGGAGGCTGAATCTTGGAATAAAATAATCAGCACAGTGAGGGCAAGGCCATGACCAATGATGTCTTGAGCCTTGCTGCCAGAGCCGCCAGATAGGCGACTCATAGATGTCCTCAGCAGGAGCGTCCGCCCAGAAGTAGAGACCGCTGTGTTTATCCTGGATCGTGGCCTCCACTATCCCCTTTCGGGGAGTGGAGGTGACCGCGCAGCAGAAGTCCGCATAAGTATCGCCGCGCCGCTCGACTAGTCCGAGTGGATCGCCCTGACCCTTGACGTTCGCGAGCATCTCGTCATACTCGTCCACGAGCGCAAGCGCGGCAGGGTCAGACTTTAGCGCGGAGGAGGAGCCAGCATGAGCGAGACGAAACGGAACGCCGCCGATGATCTTGCGGGTCTTCGTCATCCGCTTCCCGCGCGCCACCTTATCTGCGAGTGACGGCGCTTCGTCCAGTAACAGCATTATGCGCGGTTCAAACTGTTCCGTCAGGAACTGCTTGGTAGGACCCACGTATAAGATCGGCGCTGGCTTCTGAGCTAGGCGCCAGCCGACGACATCAAGTAGCAGATCGGTCTTACCCGCCTGAGCCGCTGTTACAACCACAATTCGTTTGGTCGTTGCTGCCGCGATCGCGCGCTCTATCTCGATGACGTAAGGCGTTAGATGCGGATCGCGCGGACCCGGAACCGCAGCGGTCCTTGGATATGTTCTGTTACGCGCCGCCCACTCGTCAGGATGGGACCGTGATGGGACGCGTAGGAGTTTCGCCAGTCTCTCTAAGAGCCGCTGCTCGCAACTCCAAACGGTTAGCTGCTCTGTTGAGGATGTCATCCAGACGGTGCTCTATCTCATCGCGAAGTTTAAGATCACGCGAAATCATCGCGGGTAATCCGCTCAACTCCGCTCGCAGATTACCGAATACGTCATCGACAAGCGCATAACTCTCCTCGATATCAACGACGATGTGCGCGCGCTCCGCAATTCGCAACTCGATCTCCTTTACGCGCGCAGCTTGGACGCGGGATTGGACGGCGGACTTAGACGTTTGGCGCCCTTCGTCGCGGAGATACTTCATAACGCCTTTGATCGTCTCAACGAGCGGCCAGGTATTCGGAGCGAGCGGCTTTATCCAACCAGCATCCGCTATGCGATCAAATTGCGAGCGGCTGTAATCGAGTAGCTTATGCATCGTCGCAGTGTTAACTGTCGCCGTCATCACCGCTTCGTTAGCAGACATTTATTCGTTCCCAGGGATTTTGAATTTCCTGAATATTTTTATGGCTTGGGCCGCGGCGTTGG